AATATTGCTTGAAATGTAACTTGGTGTTGTTAGTGGTCGGTTTGCACCATTCTTGTTAGAGATGTATAGGTTTGCTGCACCGACGATAACGTTTCTAGTACTTGTAGCCATTTATTTATTTCACCACCTTATTTATTTTAAAATTAACAAAGATGACAATTTACTTCCTCGGGATTAATCATAGCATTAATTAGATATAAAACAAACTTTAGATATATCTGCCAGTAAGAGGATCGGTTTGACGAGTATAAGCGTAATGAAATGTTAGCATTCCAGTCATAAATCCACCTTCTGTTTGAAATGGTTGGATTGGGTCAGCTGATTCAAGATGAAACCATAGAAAGGTAAATGGACTTGTTGGGTTTACCTCTAAATTAATATCTTTTGCAGAAAGATCATATCTACGAACTAAATCAATTAAAAAGTTAATAATTGTTTGGACTTCTTCTGATGAGGTAGATGTTATCTCTAGGGTCATAGATTCTTCAGAGATCCACCATTGAACTCCCCGACTTTTTTGAATAACATCATAAATAATGTATGTTTTAGCTGGCAGCAAATTGTTAAATTCTGGAACCTGTTGAGCAGGAATAATTGGGATTAAAGGCGTAGTAAATCCATCTGCAATATATGAATTTAAATTAATTAATTTAGCATTAACTAACTCTTGCAATATTGCTTTTCTTACGTCATAGGACGCAACTCTTGTGTAATCTGCTGTCATTTGATTGCTGTTACTCCCTTAGAATATTCTTCTGAAACTGCTTTAACTACGCTTCTAACACCCGTAACACCTATCCTGTTATTTGCAGTCAAAGCTAAAGATACATCATTAACTATTTTCTCATATAACCCTGACGAATTCATAATTGAATCGGCATTTGTTGTATACCACTCAACCATAAAGTTGTAAAAAGAGTTTTTTGTTTGCATACCGCCTGGATTGTTAATTGTAATAACAGTTCCTGGCTTTATAAATACTTGTCCCTCTGATCCCAAAAATGTTAAAATTTTACTAGATTGAATAGTTACTGGTCTTCCTTCTTCCATAACTTGAGCTTTATATCTAAATACACTTTGTGATGTAACAGATTTTCCTGTGGGTCCAGGAATTTGAAGCTCTGGGTTTACTGGTACAGGAACCCTAGATAAATTAAAATTTGTGTTTATATCTAAAACGCCATTTAAAATACTTGCTCTTTCAATAACAAAAAGTCTAGCGTTTGGATTACCTAATCCGCCCCATTCATAAACGTGATGCATTCTTTTTGGGTTTTGTACAGCAAACCTATCTACTGCAAGTGCAAATCTTTCACCTGTTATTGTAAACACAGCTTTTGCTATTTCTTGCAAGACTGTAGGTCGTGAAAGTTCTTTGGCACTATTAACAACTTCTTCTACACGGCTAATTAAATTATTAGCATTAATGTTCAGTGTTATCATTGCTTTGTACTGGAACCCTTTGTAGAACTGCTTCAAAATAAGAAACTTTGCCAAACGGATCTAATACTGGATGTGAAGAAAATATTTCAAAAATAGAGTCTGGCTCACCGTATCTGTCAAGCTCAATAAAAACTTGTTGACCATCGCTTGAGCGAATATCATTTAATCTCCAACGCTTACTAAGTAACTCTAAAGATTTTACACGAAGTTGAAGTTTTTCTGCATACCCGCCGTAAGAGCCTTTGTCAAATTGTTTGCTATCTCCTCTGGTTGAAGCTCCGCCAGATTTAATTGGTTCTACTTTACAAGGAATAGTTTTACTATAAACCCATTCTCTTGTAATAGCACCAGTGTCTGGGTTTTGAGCATTTTGCTGAACCCAAACTTCTGCTGACATGTTCATAATAGAACTCATAAATGAATTAAACATTAGATAATTACAATATTAACGTGACGGTATTGGTCCAAGATATTATCTACGGTTACATTACCAGTTCCGTTAAACGCTCCCTTTGCCATTTCAAATGAAATCTCACTAAGATCAACTTTTTGTAAGTACTTGTTTCTCCAGTTAAAGTCATTTGCTAAGATATCATTAATTAAAAGCATTGTTGCAATTTTAATGTCATCTGGCACATACTTGTACCCAATTTGACCTTGAAATTTGTATCTTGCATTATCTTGAAAACGTCCGTAATAAAGGACTGCTGGATCTACGTTATTGTCGTATCTTACATCCCAGCCTTGATCATAAATTCTTACTGCAAATCCTGTTTGTGTAATTTCAAGAGGGAAACCAAATGTGTTGACATAAGGAGTAACAGTGTTATCAATAACAAGAATATCGTTCTCCCATACCTTGTCAATTGTAAGCATTCTTTCAGTAAATTGTAGTGCATCTGAGCCTTTACCAAACATTTCTTGGCTTCCATAGTAGCACCAAAACTTTTGTCCTGTGTACCCGTCTACAATTGTTCGTGCAACTTTTTCAGCTGCAATAATTTTATTTTCATCTTGATAATTTAACTCTGAAGGAGTTGATCCATACTGAAAGAAATCAATAACATCTGAAGGCGTAGCATATACGCTATCTACAGAATAATATTCATTTTGTGTTGCAGAAACTCCGTTAACAATATATGTCCAGCGTAGCTCTAATACTCTATTAATGTTGGTAATAGCAGGTGTCAGCAAGTAAGAATATATTCCAGAGGGTACCTCGTCAACTGGTGTGCAATTTTCATAACCAATAATTGGTGCAGAATCATTATCTGCGTCATAGATTGCTAAGGTTGGCAGGGAGTCTGCTTGTGATAATATGCCACTGTTAAAGACATTTAGAAGAACCTTGGCTTCTTGATTTCTGGTTATGTTTTGCACTTATTGCCTCCTAAGCGTAAAACTCCTGAGCTTCTCTAGGAGTTGCTAATCTGAATCCATCTTGATGGTCAAAAATAGCTTGAGCTTCTGATTCGGACATTGCCACGAATGGGTGCTCTCTGGTAAATGTATAGTTCATTGTATTGTAAGAGTGATTATCTCTTTCCATCTTAACAAGAACTGACTTTGTTGTCTTCATGATCCTTTGTTCTCTTTTCTTCTTTTCAAGCTCAGAGATTTCAATATCTTGCTTTTCAACATTAGTAAACTTTTGATACATATCATATGAGATTCCTTCTTCTTGAAGGACTGCAATGATTTCTGGTTTTGTCTTATATTCCTCTGAATCAATACCAAAAGCTTCTGCTGCTTTTCTTAATTCTGCGATTTTTAGATCTGTAAATGACATTTTTATACCTTTCGTCATGTTAATTATATCAGATAATGACTAAGGGCAGGATTTGACTCCCGCCCTTAATCTTGCAACTAATTAATATTAGTATGTATTTCCGTTTACGCCACCTGTAACGTTTGCACCGTTTGTAACGGAACCGAACGCACCTGAAGCAACAGAACCAGCAACCTTGACGTTCTTCACGATAACGTGAGCGTCATAGTTTTCCATTTGTGCACCAACACGGATGAAAAGTGTATATTCGATTGTATCCTTCTTTGGTTGGAACAAACGATACACAGTTACATCACGCTTAATACCAATGATAAAGTTCTGTGGGAATGTTAAGTGTACATCGCCATGATAGCCTGTAGCACCGCTGTAATCTCCTGCAACGGTTTCTGTGATCAACGGAACGTTGATAACTGGAATACCAAATGCGTATGGAGTTACAGAACCTGGACCACCATCGTTAGCAGCGACATCACCACGAATGATACCTGAAGCGATATCAAATGGGTTGAAGCCAGAGCTTGTCATAGCGGTTAGGTTGTACAAGTAATCTTGTACCAAGTTCGATCCTGTGAAGAAACGAAGTTGATTACGGCGTTGCTTGTACTTACGTGGGAGTGTCTTGATTGCAAGGTTGAATACAGCCTTGTCAAGTCCAACACCTTGTGCATCAACAACGTGTGCGTTGTCGAGAGCGAGCTGACGGAATCCCTTAAATGCAGAAAGAAGACCAGATCCAGTACCAGTACCATTGATTAGAACATCCTCAATGTCGTTACCAGCTTGGGTAGCCATCAAACGTGCAATGTGATCTTCTAGAT